AAAGCAGCGAAGACAACTGTTTTAGTTGGCTCATCGTATTTTTTAGCAAAATCAGCCATTTTTTTATGCCTCGAAATTGCCAGTTACCTTGCAGCCATGAGCATGCTCTAGATCCATTTGAAAGTCTCCAGCTACGCTTTTCTTTATCGTGATGGCTACGGTAGCGAAACCGCATCCTATTTCGTAAAGGGCTGTTTCTCCTTTTTGAGTTACTGCAGTAAAGGTTACGGTAGTGCCGTTAAATCCTCCTGTAGTTGTTTTTATGTCCAATTTAAAATCCTCAAGTGATCAGTGCCTCTCGGCATTTATATAATAGCTCGATGTTTACTTATTAAGGGTAAACCCCTTGTAAATTAGACATATGATGACACGTTAATTGGTGGCTCGCGAACCTCGACAACCAGCGAGGTGGGTGATGGGGAGTACATCTTGTGCGAGCCTTTTTAAAAATAACTATCTTGCTATGAGTACGCAATAAACTGGTTTCAATATGGGGGTGAGAGATTGGATCGGATCGTTCTTTGTTTACAGAAGCCCAACTAATCACGTGGAGGCTTTTAGAAAAAACGCGATGTACATGACAAGTAAGCAACTGCAAAAACTAGCAGGTACAAAAAGTCATCTACCAAAAGCTGTATTGATTAGTCGTTATATAAATGAAAATATGTCTAAGAACGATTAAAATATTCTTGTACTTCACCCCCTAAGCAAGCATTAGCATTTTGGTTATTGGATAGCTATTAAACCCTCATGGACGGTGGGGGTTTTTTAGTGCCTATTTAATTCTCCAGTTCCTATTACGACCAGTTCCTTCTAGGGCCGCGACCTTTTGCTCTAGCAGTGAAACCTTCTTAAACAATGCTCTGACATCTTTATCCTTGCGATTGACAATAATCGACAAAGTAAAAACAAAGATAGAAACAACAGCCCCAATACAAGCAGCGATAATTTCATTCATGCTCCAAATCTCTTATTCCATTTTTCATAAATCTCTAGTTCTTTTTTTAACCTCTCATACGTCTCAACTTCCATCTGTAAGCCAGTGAAGGTATTTGCATGAGGATGTGACGAATCTGAACGATTATCTAAATCATACAGAAGATTCATCCTGTCATTTCTTGCCGCATTCTCAGCTACAGATAGGTCTTGCCACATGTTTTTGACAGAAGGTTATATTTTATTACGATGACATAGTAAAACAAAAGCTTATGATTGACTTTAAAAAAGGGAAACCAAAAGAACCAGACAAAAAAGCGATAGAAGAAGACGAAGATATGCCTGCATATCAAGAGATGGTTTTGTTCTATCTCTCGACTGGGATAAAGACGTTATTAATCGCATGGTGTATCACCATAATTTCATTAGCCTACATCAAACTTCCAGATAGCAAATGGTGGGTTGCTGATCAACGAATCGACGCGACCTATGCCGCTGGAGTCCTTGGGGGTCTGCTTGGATCTCTTGGGGTGACTGTTGCTAACGCAGGAAAAAAGAAAGACGAAAAGAACGGAGGATCAGCAGCTAATAAAAAAGAAATATCAGAACTTAAAGAATTGATAGCAGAACTATCAAAATCGCAAATCGTAAAAATACAAACACCTTTAAAAATTATCCCGACTCAAGGTGTAGAAGTCGTCACTCCAACAAACCAAGAGGAACCCACAGTATGAAACGACTATTAATCCCCTTTGCTTTCTTGCTTGCGTCTTCTCCAGTGCAAGCCGATATATCAATCAAACACACAGCCAGCACAAGTTTAAGTGTGGGAGGGGCACAGGTTCAAGCTATCAGGGTTCCATCAACGTACGCTGTGTCAGGTAATAACATGAAAGTTACGACTGGGGAACACTTCGGCAAGCTGACCGCCCCAACAGCCACAGCAGCAGCAATCCTTGACGTGGGTGTATATGAAGTAAACACTGTAGGATCAGCCTTCAGTTTCGAGGAAAGTTATATTCAAGGGGATGCGATTCCTGCTATCGGATCAGGTATAGATGTCTCCACTGGGGTCGTTGCTGACATGCCAGCTTTCGGTAATTCCACAGTAGTCTCTGGTGGGGTAGCAGGAAATTTACAGGGAACAGTAACTTCTGCTGGTTTAACGACGGTCCAAGCAGGTGGGGCTGGCACAACTGGGGTGGCTCAATACTCATCAGAAATAACCGTTAAATAATATTTAATGAGTAAAATATGTAAGTTATTACTGCTTATATCTTTTACAGGAACAAGCGTTTCTGCTGTCCCCGTCGTCCCCACATTTTCTACAGGTACGCTCAATTCTCGGCAAGAAACTAAGACTATAGTTACCGAAACAATAACTTCTGTAGATTATCGATCTGGCTATGAATATGTGGTTTCTGGACATAACATCGAACCACTAGATACAAGTGTTATTTCACCTAAAGCTGTATTAGATGCACCTCAAACTGTTGACAACATTACTTTCACATGGACATCAGTAGATGTAACACCAGCAAACAAACCCGACTGGGCAATAAAAACTGCTGGAGACGCTTTTTCGTTTACAGAAACTCTGTCACAACCAGGGCTGCAAAATGTAACCACAATAAACAGAACTACTACCACAGATTCTATAGTGGAATCGGTGTCTGTCTTTACTCAATAACATTTAGTCAACCAGTATTTGCAAACGCTACGACAATAGCTTCTCCAAGTGCAACATCACAAGGCTCGGTGATAAATCAAGGTATTCAGGTGCAAAATGGTAGCTTTATGTTTCAAGAAGTAGGCGATGGAATCCGTTGTAGTGGACCGACTCTTACCATTAATCCTTTTATCTCTAAAGTTGATACATGGAAAGATCCATATGAGCCAACGTACCAAGAAAATGTATATGATGACAGTACAGATGATGATGGTAATTTATTAAATCCTGGTGGAGTTTTATATACAAAACCAGTCAGAACAGGGCAAGCACGTAATAATCTAAGTTTTAATTACGGTATCACTGCCACGATAGCAGTACCCTTGGATCGTCGTATGACTAATAACTGCGTAGCTGCGATGAATAGCAGAATAAAGTATTTAGATCAAGCCTACAAAACTAAAAAATTAGATTACTCTCTCTCGCGTCTTAAAGTATGTGCCGAGCAGATGAAATTGGGCGTGATGTATGCAAAAGACAGCCCTAGTTATGTTGTCTGCGAAGATGTCCGATTAGTAAATCCTCCTAATACATTGCCAGATCATAAACATTCTATTTCCGAGAATCTCTCTGTTCCTTTCTCCTTTCAGAAAGGCTCTTTACAGGAGGCTTCTTCTTCCGAATAGCAAGCAATTTTTTAGTCAATTTTTTACTAAAACTTTTGGCCTTTCCTTTTAGCTGCTTTTGAAAGAATTTTGCTAGGGGCTGTCCTACCAAAGTCACGCCAACAACAGATGAAATTGCAATAACTGACGTGTTAATTATCACGGTAGGTTCTGGACTGTAGTTGCCAGCTATATCAACCGCACTAAGTCCTTCCCAAACAATCTCACATTTACCTGTAAGTTCATCTCTTTTATATCCTTTTACAAGTGCTAATCCTCCTTTACCCATGCTACCTATGGGACTATTTTGCATTTGATTAACAGAAGGACATGGGATTATATCTGCAATAAACTGTCCATCAATATCTGGAACTTTAAACTCTTGTTGCCCTACATCGGTATCTCCTTTCTCGTCATTTTTGCTATCCTCTTTTTCCACTTTTTTTCTTTTATTCCCTTTTGAATTAACAGGAGGAACAGGAGGAACTAATTCTGGCTCTTCTTCTTTTACTGGCCCAACAACAGATAATCCGTCCCAATCAATAGCCATGCTTTCAAGGGTTGGTACGTTCCCGTCGCAAACATAAAAATTTCCAGCAGGATCTGAAGTTACTAAATTCTTATTTTTTAACGTCCTAGCCCTTACACAACCAGGCATTTCAATAATTGGAAACCCTATGTTGTTAGGTATTACAGGCTTAGGTGTAGTAATTAATGTTGTATCAATAGAAGCTTCAGGTATTTCTCTGATTGAAATATCTTCTATTTCCATCTAACAATCATTCCATTGACCAGCAAGTGAACTTGCAGCATTGCCTATATGTTTTCTAGATTGACCAAAAAATATGCCTGCTAATACTGGCCCTACAATTGGAACCCCTGCTAAGGCTGGAGTAACTTGAACCGATCCAGCGTCAGCAATCATCTGACCATTGCTCCTACCCTGAGCCATTTTTTCAATACAGGCAATCTGATCTTTTGTAAGTTTTCCGTCTGACCCTTGAGGATAAATTGCAAATTGGGCTACGTCTTGTTTATGTGTATATCTCTTTTTAACGCCACCATTAAAAGTAGGTTTCTCATCATCAATGATTGTTGTAACTAGCTTCGGATCGTGTTGACGGC